TGCATTTGTTAGGTCTAGCAAACTTTGTACCGTCCTTCTTAATCTTGTATACCTTACCTGCACCCTCGCAAGTAGGACAAGTAAAGGCTTTGGTACGATATATAAGTGTGCTGTTAGCTTTTATAGCTGACTTAAACTCTTTAGGTGAATTAGTAAATTCAAAGAGATCAACCCATTCTTTCTTGTTATTCATAGCTACGCTGAACACTACCTGAGACATCTGTTCAGGTGATTTAAGATTAATAGGCGTGTCACCCATTAGTTCTTTAACCTTTCTATGTAGGCGTGTCTCAATGTCAGCACGTTCTTTTTCGTACAAACTACGCACACTAGCTAACTCTTTAGTGTCAACCTTTATTCCGGACATATGCATTTGGGTAAGGGTTTTACATGTATTGAAGGTGACATCTCTAATGGTGTGAAGGGATTGAGCGTCTTGTCTGGAATAGTCTTCTTCAATGGCGTGGAACAGCTCACTAGTTGTGAGCAAGTCAGCCCTAAGATAAAGGCTAAGCTTAGCGAGATCAGTTTCATTAGTATTAATCCTTTGCTTGAGACATTGTTTTAAATAGTCTTCCTTTTGTTCAGCAAGGTTCCGGCGTTCTGCACAGCCGGATAATGATAGTGGCTGCTTCTGACCTCGCAACAAAATGTATTCAGCTAACATAGTATCATAAATGGCACCGTCATACTTGTATCCACATGACCATAGCCACATCAAATCATGCTGAGCGTTATGCATGATAAGTAAAGTTGTCATATCCAGGATTTGCTGTACAAGCTTACGACCTGCACCACTAGTATCCTTGGCCTCAACATGATCAATGTTTACAATATGTAATTCTTCATGATTGTCTGCATTAACCATGCCTACTTGGGTTAGTGTATTCGTAGGCTCAAAGGGATCATTATATATTTTATCCCTTCGCCATGTAACGCTGTTCTCAACGTCTAAAACTAATCTCATATGTCTCTCCTATGCCGTGTATAGTGAACGGCCTCCATCTAACTCACAGTGTACTACACCATGCCAACCACCCTTAAGCTTATTCTTAGCAATATTCAAGTGTCTTTGTGTGTCTTGTTCATCAGCACCTTCAACGATAGGATTCTTAGAGATCAAAACCATCAGGTCAGATTCTGCTGCCTTACCTGTCTTAGATCCCTCCATCATAGATTGGTCTACAAATACCTTACCTTCAGCTACAGCACTTAATTGCGACATCCAGATCACACAGCAGTCATATTGCTTAGCGATGTTACGAGCGTAGATAGCAGCATCCTTAAGATACACATCTGATTTATCACTGTTCTTAGTAGCAAACTTATCTCCCATATCTAATACTACAATGTCAGGCTTCTCGTTTTTAACAACGGCCTCGACCCAATGCATATCTTTGTTAGTACTATCCTTGATGCGTAGGTTCTTACGTACAGGTTCAAACCTTGAACGAGCTAATGATATATTCTCACGTATTTCATCCATAGTCATATTGGCTGCAGCACTTAGGTAACGTGCACCTACACGTTCATAGCTCTCTTCATTACAAAGAACTATACACTTGGCACCCTGATGAGCCCATCCATCTGGACCTGCAATAAGACTTGCATGAAAGGATGTCTTACCTGTATTGGGACGTGCACCTACAAGTAACAGATGCTCACCGCTAACACCCTCAACCTTACGGCGAAGACTTGGTATGTTAAACTTCCATTGCGTTTGTAAGTCGTTAGCCTTTAGTAAGGTATCGACATCAATGTCATCCCATTCAATGCGTAAGTTAGGTGTAAAATCATCTTTGTAATCTTCTAAGAGACGTCTCAAGGGCTCAAGGCTATTCTCTGCTCCATTAACAAAATCAAACCCAAGGTTAGCAACCCTATCCCCTACATGCTGCTGAAATAATTGTGATAATGTATCCTCTGCAATCTCTGCCTTAATGGGCTCGGCTCTTTCTATACGCCTAAACATATCATCATATGCTGTACGTGTAGCAGTAGTCATACTTTGGTTCATGCGATTGAATACAGCCTGTAAATCCTGGACGTTTAAATCGCCTTCATACGTTTGCATAGCACCATCCAATGCTTGCTTAATCTTACGTGCATCCTTTGTAAATATCTTATCAGGGCAACGTATACCCTTGTGCTGTTCGTAAAATGTACGATCCAGTAATGTTTTAATTAATGCCAGTTCCATCATTGTCATTCTCTCCTTTGATGTTTTCTAATCTTTGTGTACCATCTCCACGTAGTACGCACCTTCTTTACTTTTATATGCAGCCATTATGTCTAGCCACTGCTGTCCACTCATGATGATTAATTGATAGGCATCCATATCAGGTTCAAACTGTCTTATGTATACATCGCCAGAGTCAGCGAATATAAGCTCAATATCCTCATGCTTACCTTTTTGATCTAAAGTTTTAACGACTGCAGCATCAGGCTCAAAATCAACTGTGAACATCAGAAGGCTCCGCTACAATTATATTTACTTGAGCTACATTGCCTACCACTTTAACAATCTTAAACTCCAAGCCTTCTTTTATAAGTAATCTTTTTAGCATAGATATTGGTATCATAACTTTTCTTCTCCATTTAATTGATTAATTCTCATGTCGCAGTAACGCTTGACCTTTTCAAGATCTATAATTTCTGACTCCACCTGAGTCTTATCTGCATACAGCTTATATCCTGCACGACTTGCATATTTAATAATGTTACCACGCCAGAACTCAAAGCCATTACGCATAATATAAGTGATAGGTTCAATTAACCATCGAGAATAGTGTCCAGGTTCATGTACCACATCATCATCTTTTAAATTATTCAGCATCGCACAAAGCCTTCCAAGATGTAGGATACTTCTCTTCCATAAGTTTATCTATTTGATTAGCAACCATCCTTGTCTCGTACTGTGTGTCAGATTTACATCTTAGTATACACATATCAGCAAAAGCATCCAAGCTGCCGGACCACCACCACTCAGTCATGGTGGACTGTGGTAAAACCATACGTGCTTGCTCAGGTGCAACACCTTCCTCAAGAAGTTCTTTGTAAACTCTTATTGCTGTGTAGTTAACAAACTCATTCTCAGATCCATTGAAAGGATAAACAACCCCATCGCTACCTTGTTTCTTATCTACACTACGACCACGCCATACCTCAGGTAAATAAAACTCAGGCTCATTGTCTACATACCTTCTGCTAATTTCATTCCAACGCAAGAACTTATGTTTGACTAACTGCCTAGCTACGAAGATAGGAGCCTTGACATGAAACGTTGCGAAACAATGCCCGAATGGGCTAGTGTGCTTATGGTTAGCAAGGTAGCGAATAAGGTTATGATCTCGTTTCTCTAAAGACTTAGATCTATTACCAAAGGATACTCTGGCAGCATTGACTACCGTGAGATCCGATCCCATATTATCAATCAATTCTACTGTTATTTTACTCACTTGTTATCTCCGTTAATTTAGCTATGTCCTCAGGGGATCTATATTTAATATCATCATAGAGTTTCATAGCGATTGTTTCATTGCCTGTCCATAGGTTAATCTCTCTCCGATAAGAAATAGTTTTAGACATAGCATCTGGGTCAAGTGCTATCACTACTTTCGGATATTCTGCAAGTGCTGCTAGATGTGTCTTGGATATAGACGTACCTAGTATAGCCATAGCTGTCACATTTGGTACTAACTTCTCTGCAACAATGGCAGAAACGACATCCTCTACAACTATTGCGACATTACCTGTTCCTACTGTGAAGTAGTCAGCAGCGCCGGTGTATCTGTACCACTTAGGTTGCACCCTCGTACCGACAGCACGACCTACTGCATCAATCATGCGACCCTTATGTAGTATAGGAAAGACGGTTCTCTCCTGCCTGACATCGTAAAGAAGTCCAGGATAATGCTGTAAACCCCAACGAAGTACAAAGTCTCTATGCTTCTCGTGCTCTTGGCTAGGTCTGACTAGGTATACAGGTATTTCCATAGTGTCCGCTTCTTTATTTGCTGGTTCTTGCGCTGGGCGCATACGTCTAAGTATATCTTCGGCTGTCATATCAGAACTATATGTTCCTCTAGTACCGCAGCCAAGCTTATAACAGTTGTATTTCATAGTACCGCTATCATTTATAGCTGTAAAAGTACCCTTACCTCGACACTGGGGGCAATCACCTCGGTATGTTTCATCATCTCGTAAGGCTAAGCCTTCAACGTAATCACGAATGTTCATCTTCTTCTCCTCTAGCTGACAATGCTCTGGTTGCACCACTGAATGTATTTACCATGTAAGGTTTAATAGAGCCAATGTTTTTATGGCCAGTGACTTGCATGATACCTACAGCATCAACACCACCCTCCATCATTTCAGTAACTGCAGTACGACGTAGATCCATAGCAGTTAAAGTCATAGGAAGATTAGCTTCGTGTAGTACCTCATTGATTATAATACCTATTTCTGTTTTATCGTAAGGTGTGTATGCACCTGCTCTTGGCTTAACACGTGGCGCAACGTATTCTTGAAACCCAAAGTCTTCCTTTTGTTGGCGTAGCATGTCGCATAATCCTTGAGAGATTGGGAGATGAATCTCTGCATTACGCTTACTCTGAGTTAAGTCCAAGCGACACTGGGTCAAGTCTAGCTTGTTCCAAGTGAGAACACGCATGTCACCCACACGTTGTCCCCAATCATATGCCATATGGACGATCAGACCAATGCTACGCCAACGGAAGTCGCCATAAGAAGTCTTAAGAAAGCTCTGTACATGTTCCTTGCTCCATCGGGTTCGTTTAGGAGGAGACGATACCGTCTTTACTAAGCTAACAGGATCATGTGTCATTATATCGTGGCGCATAGAATGTTTCCACGCAGCCATCAAAACAGAGCGACGGTAGTTTGCCGTTCTTATACCTGTTTCAAGCCATGTTTCGTATGCTTGCATCAGGTGTCTAACCTTAAGGTTCTTATTGCGATAGTCCCCAAGCTTACGACCTTCTACTACTGTAGAACATACCGCTTTCAGGTGAGCTTCGTAGTCGCGCTGAGAGACACGCGATAAACGAGCGAAAAACCTGGAATTTAAGTAAAAATCTACAAGTATTTGTAGGGTAGAGTTTTGCTTGGGGATATTCATATTACTTATTATCCTTCACATTTTTATACCAAAGATATACAAACCCATACAAGTAAACAAATGCTACTGCTAAAGGTAGGGCATGTAGTAGTATGTTTTTCATTATCAATTAATCCTATGTAAATAACATTTTGCTAACACCACTAGCACTACTGAAGCTGCATAGTGTAGTGTTTTCAGAATTCTTAAAGATAACCCTCTTTACATCACCTCGTTTGAAAAGTCTAGTACGTAAGTTTAATGCTTCTTTAGGATTAAATACAGTTGTTATAAACCTACCATCAGGCTCACCTGTACTGGTATAGATTTTAATAGCTTTACTAGCAATCATTACGAAGCCTCCTCAACTAAAACATATCGTGTATAACGTTGCCCTGTGATAGGGTTTATTTTTTTAATACCATCAATGCGATGGCCTAACTTACGTAACTCAGAGATACGTTTAGTGAAAGACGGTATACTGTACTGCACTACAGCGTCTACTACAGTTAAGCCTTTGCTTAAGCGAAGATGCTTGAGGATTTTATTATGTTGAGTAATTTTAGCCATGTTTATATTCCTTTTCTATTACATGAATTTATTGTATTATGATAGTAGATGATAAGTCAATGTTACCATTTTATCACGTTGCATTTTAGCCACAGTCTTTGTCGGCTATATATTTTATTTCAGCTTTAATACCTGCCATGCTATTGTATAGGGCAGCCTGTTTCCTTGCCAGATTTGCATCACCCGACTTTATAGTTTCATAACATAGTACTTTATTAGATTTATCTTTAATTAAAACTCTAAGCATTTGCTACTTCCTTATGATCTTCTATGAAAGCAAAGCCACCACCGTTACCCTCTTCATCCTGCGATATTACAAATCGTACTTTTTCTGAGCCGTTATTTAATGTGAATACTGGAAAGGGTTTATCATATTCAAAAGTACCCTCTTCAAAGTGAAAGTCCTGGATTTTACAACCCACTAACTGGCCATAGTATTTTTTCATATCCATGTTTTAACTCCATACTAACGTTATTATTAAACTAACCGTAGCCAATACACCTATGGCTGCGAAACCGAATAATGACCATAAAAGAGATATGGCTAGTAATTCTTTTCTTTTTTCTGAACGTTCATGTTCAGTTACATTAAAATATTTGTTATCCATTCTAAAAATCTCCAAATTCTATGCCATCAGCTATAAGTTTATTGTTATTCTTAATGTTACCATTGCTTATATCTACAACATAATGTCCATTGTCCCATTCCTCTTTGTTATTCTCGGAGGCAGGATATACACCTACAGATAGACCACCCTCTACATAATTACATATCTCAGTTATTAGTCTAGCAGTAGAATAGTTGACATCTGTTTTACGCATGTTAGGCGCGGCATTCTTTACGAACTGTGTCACAGTCTCAGGACTACCTGACCAGTGAACGTATATGTAGCAAGGTGATTTGTTGTATAAAACTGTATCACCTACTACTTCTATTGTTGCTCTATTTCCCATTTGTTATACTCCTTCTATATTTAGTTGTACTTCACCCTCAATCGTATCATCTACAATCAGTATATCATAACGTTCACCTGTTTCTTGGTCGTAGACGCATATAAGCTCATCATCAGTATGATTTTGCCTTGCCTGAAAAAGAAAGTGTTCTAACTCTCTAATTGTCATGATCATCTCCTTCATCATTACACCAACAGCAGGGCTCAGATTGTGTTTCACATTCCCTGCACCAACAGCATAACTTATTTAATAGTGCTATCATTTTATTTGCTCCTCAATTATTCCAGTTACATCATCATATATTTCGTTGAACCTGTCTTGTGCTGTTTCAGTATAATGTACATCGCCATTTTCAGCCGTAACATATGGATACTCACCCCTTAAAGACATTTCAGCTTGTAACCACTCTCCTGCGATAGTGGATGCCATTTCTACTACGTTAATATTTTTGTTACTCATTACATACCTGCCTTAATAAATTCTTCAAACGTTTTAGGAAATACATCCTGTGTAGTATCTAAGTAGTGTTCATATCTCTGACCATCATCTGTTAAAGG